AAAGCTCCATTGTGGTAACAGTCAATTATATGCTGACTCTGGGTTCTGAACATCCCATAGTCGTCTGCGTGATATTCGATCATTTTATTCTTCTTCCTTGGCAGGCGTGGATAGTCGCTAATATATTCGGTTGGTATAGGGCAGACGACCACAACAAACGTGTTATTCGTAATGTTTTTCTGCTGATTTCACGTAAAAACGGAAAGACTGCACTTTCTGCTGCAATTATGTTAGCTTCAATGATGGTGGACGGTGTTCAGGGAGCAGAATGTTATTTGGTTGCTAATTCACGTGATTAGGCAAAGATATGTTATAAATTCATAGACGGTTTTGCAAAATCGCTTGATCCGCGTCATAAGCACTTAAAGACTTACAGAGATTATCTTTTATATCCAAAAACAAACAGTAAATTAAAGTGCCTTTCTTCTGATACAATGACACAGGACGGACTTAATCCTAGTTGTTTTATCGTTGATGAATTCCATGCAAGTTAGAATTACGATAATTACAATGTATTGAAGTCTGGACAGGCATCTCGTAAAAATCCTTTGGCGATAGTTATTTCTTCTGCAGGTGTTCTTCTCGATACTTACCCGTGCTTTGAAACATGTAAAGTCGGTTATGAGATTCTTCGAGGCATTAAAGAAGACGACAGTTGGTTTTTCGCGATATATTAGCTTGACCCTAATGATGATTGGAGAGATGAAAAAGTCTGGAAGAAAGCTTCACCAAACTATAAGGTAACAGTGTTTGAAGACTATATGAAGGAAAGAATTCTGGAGGCAAAAAATGACACGGCAAAAGAGGCAGACGTTAAGACAAAGAACCTTAATATGTGGGTACAGTCGCTGAATGCTTGGTTGCCTAACGAGCTGATAGACAGTCATATGCAGAAATTAGACATGGATTAGTTTACACAGGAGGACCTTGGTTATATGGGTATAGACTTATCAGCGGTCAGGGATTTATCAGCGACGTGTATTATGTTTCCGCCTGATAACAGACGTACTTATTACCCTGATAAGTTCATATTTAAATCAGCAATTTATATTCCACCATGTGCTTTAAGAGAATCTCCTAACCGTACTAAATATGAGAATTTTATTCATAACGGTTATGCAAGATTGACGACCGGTAAATCAGTGGACTATGATACTATTTTGGCGGATATTATGTCAACAGAAAAGCACATTACAATACAGAAAATCAGTTATGATGCATGGCAGGCAGCAATGTTTGTAAAGAATGCAATGGCAGAAGGCCTTCCGATGGAGGCTTTTGCACAGGGACTTGGTAATTTCAACAGGCCAACAAAGACTTTTGAGATACTTCTCAGGAATGACAAGGTAATTATAGACACTAATCTGGCTACAAAATGGTGTTTCAATAACTGTGAATTAAAGATAGACCACATGGAGAACTGCAAACCGGTAAAGGCTGGAGATGATTAGAATAAGAAAATAGATGCGGTTATCGCTATGTTAGAGGCACTTGGCGGTTATCTGCTTGATAATGATTTTTATTATGGAGAATAAAATAAAATAAACGTAAGAAAAAATGACAACATAGAAACCGAGAAAATTCAAGAACGAGAATACAGAAAGAAAGAAAAAATCCTACAATTCTCAGCAATGGAAAAAACTTTCCTTGATTTATAAACAGGAGCACCCGCTATGTGAATGCTGCAAGCTAGACAATAGAGTTTCTTCTGTTGAGGAAGTTCACCATGCGGTAAAGTTTGATGATTAGGAAAATCCGGAAGTCCGTTCAATGCTTTTGCTTGACAAGGACAATCTTATTTCCTTATGCAAGGACTGTCACCAGAAATATCACAAGAATCCAAAGGAATTGACAGGGCTTCAGAGGAATTTCTTCCATGAGAAGCAGATGATAGTTAAGCGCAAGTATGAAAGTCAGCTTATATTCCTTACAATTAAATAAATATGAAAAATACACACAACAAATATGAGTTGGTTTAATTTTGGAAAAAACAAGGAAAAGAGGTCAGAAGACGTTCACCCTATAACATATGAGGATGTTTACGGAGTATCAGGCGGATTTTCTATTTTCAAGCAACACAATAATTTTGCGCTTTCCCTTTCTGCTGTGTATTCAGCGGTAGAGCTTATATCAAATTCTATTGCGTTATTGCCTATACAGATTAAGTTTAAGGATGAAAAAGGAGATCCACAGGTTAATTCTGAGCATGAGCTTAATATCGCATTTAATAGCAATGATATGAGCAAGTACATGATTATCAAAATGATGGTTTCTGACATGCTGCTTTACGGTAACGGCTATGCATATATTCAGAGATCCAGAGGTCATGTTACAGGTATCCGTTATCTGGAGTCAAATGATGTTCAGGTACAGTGGGATAAGAACAAGGATAAACTGTATTATACATGCAGCCTGATTCCAGGAAGAGTGATTCAGCCTGAAAATATCTTGCATATCTTCAAGAATTCTCGTGACGGTCATACGGGTATCGGTGTTTTGAAGTATGCCGCAAGGACAATCGATTTGGCTAATTATACAGAGAATTCTTCGCTTGATTATTTTGCGAAGGGACTTAATGCTACAGGTATCATTCATGCAAAACAGCCGATGAATAAGATACAGGCAGAACAGGCTTTGAGATCCGTAGAGGGAAATGTAAATGCAGACAAGGCATATTATAAGTTCTTGCCTTTTGATATTGATTTCCAGCCACTTACACAGAATGCAAAAGATGCACAGATGATAGAAACAAGGTTATTTAATGTTTCTGAAATTGCTCGTTTCTTCAATATATCACCGGTTCTTCTCCAGGATTTAAGTAAATCTTCTTATTCTTCAATAGAGGCTGCAAACTTGCAGTTCTTGACACAGACTTTGTTACCATATATTGCAATCATTGAGACAGAGTTTAACAGAAAACTTGTTGGTGAAGAAAAGATATTCATTGATTTGGATGAAAGGGAATTCTTACGCACTGATAGTCAGTCAACTGCTAATTATCTTAAGACACTTAAGGAATCTGGAATAATCACTACTAACGAATGTAGAGAACAGCTTGGACTTCCGCGTATTGAAGGAGGTGATGATTTGTTAATTCCATATAGTGATATAAACCAGAATACTGTCGGCAATAAATCAGAAGAAGAAAAGCCAGAGGAAAAGCCTGAAGAAGAGAAGCAGCCAAAATCCGGAGAACAAGAATAAATACTAAAATAAATCTTTACAAAGATGGTTAAAGAAGTAAGATATTCTCCAATAGTTTTCAGGAATCTTGAGGATAATTCACGCAGACTTGAGGGCAGGGCAATAGTCTTTGACAGCTATTCTAATAACCTTGGGTTCTATGAGAAGATAAATCGTTCAGCTATTTCGCAGGAATTGATTAATAATTCTGATATTATCTTTACATTCAATCATGATCCAAACTAGCTTTTGGCAAGATTCAGAAACGGAGGCGGTTCCCTTGACGTTGAATTAAGGGAAGACGGTGTATATTTCTCGTTTGACATACCAAATACTACATTGGGAAATGATATTTACGAATTGATTAAGCGAGGCGATATTTCAAACTGCAGTTTCTGTTTCACGGTCGCAGATGAAAAGGATTCCCAGAAATGGGAAAAACGTGACGGAAAGATGTACAGAGAAATCATGAAAATAAACGGGCTCTATGACTTGAGCGCCGTTACTTACCCCGCTTATTCTGACACGGATATTAATGCAAGAAGTCTTGAAATGAGAAATATTGCAGAAGCAGAGCTTGACAAAATTATTAAGGAAGCAGAAGAGATGAAAGAGGAACAGGAAAAAGAAAAGGAACAGGAAATTCGTTCAGAGGAACAGGTTGAAACAGAAGTTGAGGTTGAAAAACCGGAAGATGAAACTCGTTCAGAAGAGGAAAAAGAGGTAGAAAAACCTGACGAAAAGGAACCTGAAACTGAAGAAAAGCCTGAAGACAAGGCAGAAGATGAAAAACCTGGTGAAAAATCTGAAAAACGTGAAATAAATAAAGAAAATAAAAACAATCATAATATTATGAATAAACAATACAGTTTAGTTAAGGAATTGCGTAATGCGATTGATAACAACGAAAAATCCATAACAGTTAACGCAGAAACACGTACAATGACTGTACAGGGCTACGGCGAAGGAGAAGGTGCAGTTCCTGGCGTACATGATGAAGTTGTTGAAACAGAAATACAGGGTATCTTAGAGCCATTGTATGCAAACTCTGTTTTGGCAAACCTTGGTGTTCGTTTCTACAGCGGTCTTCCAAAAGGTGATGTTCAAATTCCTATTATGGGTAAAGGCTCTTGCGGTTGGGCAGGTGAAATTGAAGCAGCTTCTGCAACTGGAAACACATTCACAACAAAGAAACTTTCTCCAAAACGTTTGACAGCTTATGTTGACATTTCTAAGCAGTTACTTGCACAGGATACAATCGGCGTTGAAGCAGCTATCCGCAGAGATATTGTTAACGCTTTGAACGACAAGCTTGAGGCTACAATCTTTGCAGGCGATACAGAAAAACCAGCAGGTATCTTCTACAATGCTACAGAAACAAACGTTGACACATATGCTCAGCTTTGTGCATTTGAAGCTGGTCTTGACGACGCTAATGTAAACGGTCAGAAGAAATATTTGATGGGTAATACAGCTAAGGCTACATTCCGCTCAATGATTAAGGGTACAAATGCAACTGGTATGGTATTAGAAAACGGTCAAATCGACGGCACACCAATGGTTAACACGAGCAATGTTTCTACTAAGAAATTTGTTTACGGTGACTTCAATTATTTGGCAGTCGGTTCGTGGGGAGACATCGAGATAGTTATAGATAATTATACACAAGCCATAAACGGATGCGTACGTCTTATCATAAATTCATATTTTGATGCAGTTATTCTTCGTCCAGAGGCCTTTAAGTACGGTAACGTAGACTGATTTAGTAATTTCTAGATTTAATTAGTATATTTTAGAGAAGTAGAGTAAATCTTTACTTCTCTTTTTTATTATAATATAAAATTATGTTTGATGATGGAAGACAAAATAAA